CACCGCCAGCGCGCCGAAGGTGCAGGAGCGCCACGGCGCGTAGAGGGAGTTGAGGTGGAAGGATCGGAAGCCGCGTTGTGCGGCGGGGTTCGTGGATTGCCAGACGCCGCCTTGCAGGGCTTCGATCTTTTGGCCGTCGTTCCACTCGCCGCCGCATCGCTGGCAAATGTAGCGCGTGGACTCCTCGACGCGGGCCATGTTCCACTTACCGGCAATCTTCGCCTCGTTGTCCCACTTCACTTGTTCCCAAAGTAGCTCGATGCGGTCGTGGCAGTGCGGACACTCGAGCATGAATTTCTCCTGCGTGCCTTTCTGGTATTCCTGCCAGATTGCGCCGTCGGGCGTGGTGGGGGTGGAGGTCTTGACGCGAAGCGCGCCGACGAAAGACTTCGTGCGGTTCTCTGCGAGGAAAAGCGCGGAGGTTTCTTGGTCGGTCTCTCGGGCGAATTTGTCCACCTCATCCATCAGCAGGAGTCCGGCGGGACGGCTGGCGAGGTTCGCCGGGGAGTTGCTGCCGACGAAGACGAGCGAGCACCGCGAAAAATGCTGCTCGAGGTTTTTGAATTTGTGCCGGTCCGCAGGCTTCTGTGCGGAGAGTGTGGCAGAGTCATCGAAAAGCGGGAGCCAGCGCGTCTCGGAGAAACTGCGCGCCAATCCCTCGGTTGGCATCACCCACACGACGGGCTGCGGCTTGTTGCAAATCCTCCACGCCGTGCCTGCCTGCACCATCGTGGTTTTGCCGGTCTGCGTTCCAAAGACCAGCACGAGGTCGGAAACATCGACATCGCCGAAGCACTCCAGAGGCTCGCGGAGGTAGGGCGTCATCCGCGTGCTGAAGTTGCCCGGCATCTGCGTTTGCCGCTCGCTCAATATCACCTCGTCAGCGCACCACTCGGTCACGGTGCGCCGGTCAATCGGTGCGTAGATCGAGCGCAGGTGCTCGCGTAGGGCTTCGGCGGCGGGGGTCATGCTGAAAGTTCTTCCGCCTCGAGCGCCTGCATGGTGGCTTTTACTTCTCCGCAGTTTGCGGCGGCCTGCTTCCCGTCTCCCTTTGCAAAAACTAAGATATTCTGATGCGCCTGGGTGAGTTGTTGCGTTTGCTCAAAGTGCTCTTCTTCTTTTTTGAAAACCAAAACATTCTGATGCGTTTTGCCAAGTTTGCGGCTTGCGGCAAATTGTCGGCCCGCTCGGATTGGCAGGCTCCCCACGGCTGTCACAAGAATGGCCTCGTTGTAGTAATGAAGCCCGGCGGCTCGGAATGCCTCCACCGTATCGCCCACAAAATTGTAGTAATTCCCTTTCTTGTCTCGGACATCTCCCACCACGAAACAGGCGAAGGTGTTCGGCTTCAGTAGGGAGCACGCTTTTAGGATGATCTCAAAGTAGGCGGCTTTGAACTCAGGATATTTTAGGGTCGAGAGGTCGTTTGGATCTTCGCTGTAAACTTCAAGGTCCGCGTATGGTGGGCAGGAGAAAACCATGTCCGCTTTGATGTCCTTGCACACATGGTCAATCGTCCTGCTGTCTCCGCAATGCCAGACGGGTTGAGGGTCTTGCGCGACATTTGCTTGAGAGCGGTTCGCCTGCACTTGCTCTTCGCGCAAATCCATTCCGACATATTGCCGGCCACAATGGCTTGCCACTATTCCGCGCACAGATCCGCCTGCAAACGGGTCGAGTATTATTCCGCCTTCTGGTGAGAACCAACGATAGGCGAGTTCGCAAAGGACGGGGTCGAAGATGCTTCCACCCTCGTTGTTGCCTCTTCCTGCCATATAGGACGGGGCATCCTTAGACACATTGGTTGGTGAAATGTCTCGTCCCTCCTCGCTCTTAATCCCAAGCGCCAGCCAAGCCCGCTTTCTATCCTGCCACCAGCCTTCGCGTGCGTTGAGAACGGTGAAAGGGGGAACGCCGAATTTTTCGGAGAGTGTTTTCTTTGCGTCGGCAAGGTCCGCCGCTTCCTGCATGTCTGCCGGTAGTTCGTCGAATCCAAGCTCGGTGACATCAAGCCCGAGCGCCGCAAGGTCCGCCAGCTCCAGCTTGAGCATTTCCTCATCCCACCCGCCGCCGATCTCGGCGAGGCGGTTGTCGGCGAGGATGTAGGCTCGGCGCTGCGTGTCGGTGAGGTGGCCGAGGCGGATGCACGGGACGGTTTCAAGGCCGAGGGACTGAGCGGCGAGCACGCGACCGTGACCGGCGATGATGCCGTTGTCCTTGTCGATCAAAACGGGGTTGTTAAAGCCGAACTCCCTAATGCTCCCGGCGAGCTTGGCGACTTGGCTGGCGTCGTGCTTCTTGGCGTTGCGCGCGTAGGGGATGAGGCTGGCGGTGGATAGCGTTTCGATTTTCATATGGCTTGTTTTTGATGAGTTCTTTCATCCAGTTCAGGTGGAAGTTGGAAACTTCGGGGTCGTTCCAGATTGCAAACTGCTCGATGTTATCGCTTGAGCGGAGGTTTGCTGAGCCTGCGACGGTGTAGAAGTTTGGCGCCTGAATAATGATGATGACCTTGGCATGGTTGCGGGTGACCGCGGGCGCGTGCGGGCCAAGGATCTGGCAGACCTTTGCGAAGGTGGAGGTGGCGTCAACGCTTGCAAAATAGTGGCTGACCACGATTTGAAGATTTTGAACCTGTCCGCGGGCGTGAAGCCCGGCCAGCATCTCGGCGTTTTTTTCAGACATGCCGAGGGTGGCGATGGCTATGGTTTCAGCGGTTTTCTTTTTGAGGATTACGGGAATGATTTCAGCCAGCACAAAGTCGCCGCGGACTATCGCGTGGGTGGTGTCGCCTGGGTCTGGTAAATATGGAGCGAGGCATTGCGCATTTTCTGGCTTGATGAATCTTTTGACTCCACGGCGGGCGGATTTGTCTTTTGCTTTGGCTGCGTGAAATTGTTGAAGGAAATGATTTTTTGATAGGGCAAACATTCCGCCGGGTTCGGGCTTTTGAATCGGCGCGGTGATATTTTCGTTTATCGTAAGTTCCGAGGCTTCAAAATCTGCGCTAAGGTCAAAATCTGTCATATTCCCTGGCGGATGATGGTGGTGAGGTTGTCGGCCCACTCGGCGAGCGAGGCCTCGATGGTTTTCTGCGGTTGGCCGTGGAGCCGGGGGGCGAGGGTCTTGGGCATGACTTCGAGTAGCTGCTTGGCGGCGATGTGCGGGCGGCTGGTGATGTCGCGGGCTTCGTCGAAAAAGAGGAGCTTGCGCTCTTGGAGTTGCCAGTCTTTGAAATCCTTCTCAGCCTTGACGCGGTTGTTCCGGCTGGAAATGTAGGTGCTGTTTGCCTTGCGGATGTCTTCGATGCTTCCACCGTTGCGCTTGCAGATAACGAGTTCGTTGTAGCCGACTTTCTCGGCAAGCCGTGCGCGGCGTAGGGATTGGCGCGGCGTGTTGTCTTCGTCGTCTGGTTCGGGTGTGCTGTCGTAAACAGGCGGGGGCGGCGGCGGAGTATCGTTTAACGATGCCGGCGGGGTGGCAGGAGCGGACGGAGGCTCGGCGACCTTCGGCGCGGGCGGTGGCGTGCCGCGTTGCCCACGCTTCGCGCGGGGCGGTGCGTTCGTCTCACGCCACGCCTGGGCGGCGTCGACCGAGGTGGTGGGCATGCCCTTCTTGACGAGCCGGGAGACGACCGACTTGTCGATGCCTAGTGCGTTGCTTAATTCCGTGATTCCCACGGCTTGTGCAACGATGTCAAACTATGCAACGCTCAAAAGACTAACGAGCGACTGTCAAACTGCTATGGTTGAGTCATTTGGTAGGGTTCCCACTCTTTTGAGCGAAAACAAGCGGAAGAAAAACCTGCGGCTCGGTTATCTTTGAACCCTTGCGAAGATTATCGCGGACTAAAAGCGGGCGCAGATTATTCCAGTTACAGGCGATAAAAAGCTGATCGGGATTTGTTAGATCAAATGAAGATAATGGGACAATGTGGTCGATGTGCCAATGCGTGGCGTAATTGGCCCAAGTCATTCCTTTAGTGAACTGCTTTTCAATATACTCCTTGAAGAAAAAGAAGGAGCAGCCTAAAAGCTTTTCTGTTAGGCTCGTATTCCTTTCTCTCTTCACTGCATTACCTATCCTATTCAGATTGTTTCTCAGCCTCTTCTTAATGATAAACTCAGGCTTTGATTTGGTTGCGTGATAATACGCAAGCGACCGGGCTGACTTTGTTTTGCCTGGCCATTTGTGATTCCCATTTTGTTTATCTCGCCCGATCTGAATGACAGCGCACTTGTGGGAGCAATACTTGCGCCTCTTACACTTAAACTCCACACCACAGACGGGGCATGGAGTTGGTAGGATTCTGCTCCACTTGCGGCGATGCGCGGGAAGCCCAGCGAATAGCTCGATTTGACACGAGCCTGTTGTCGTTGTTTGCACGACAACGGCCGGGTGTCAAATTGAGGAGTCATCTTAATTTGCGCCCGGCATTTTCATTTCAATAGCGACCGAATGCGCGCGGCCTCCTGCTCGAATGGCGTGAGGAGTTCGAGCGCGCGGTTGAGCCGGTCGGCGTCCCACCCGGTGATCTCGGAATCCATCTTCCGTTGCCACATTTCAAACTTCATGCTGAGACCTTCAATGGTCAGAATGGCGCGGGTCTTGTCGGCCGGGTTGAGTGCGGGCTTGGCTTCGGGTAGGGCGAGGCCGAGATCCAGCTCGAGCTGTGCCTCGGTGTCGGCTGTGAACTCCATGC